GTCCACTGTAAATAGTTAGAATTTAGAATTTCCTGCACCTGACTTGGTACAATAGTACCAAATTGTGGGGTTAAAGCCATAATTTTAAATTTTAATTATTAAATGTTCTTCTTTTGATTTTCAATTTAGATGAATCTGCTCCACTAATTGCTTTTACTTTTAATCCACCTACAAAAACATCCCCACCGGCAACTTGCCTTGGCGCTTCTGAAGCTGGGTTCTTGGAATTTTTAACAACATCTTTGATGCCATCTGCTTTTCCTTGTTCATAAAAGTGACTCGCTAATTTGTCAGCATTCATAGCAGCATATAAAGCTTTATGATAACCTTGAGCATCTACAATTCTTCCTTCTTTATCAACATATTTGCTAATAAAATTGTCAATATTGTTTTGCTTTTCAGCCACCGCACCAGGATCCTGAACTTTATATCTAAATTTCTTATCTCCCAATGAGTATTCAAAACCTTTGAAATCATTAGTAAATAGATCCTTAGTTTGAGTTTTAAAGTGATCTTGATTCGACTTTACAGTTTCTTGCTGTTTATTGTAACGATTGAAAAATTCTAACGCTTTCTGTTGATCAGGGTTAACTCCAGGACGTTTTTTAATATCAGCATAATACTGAGTTTTTAAACGTTCTAAATTAGTTTTAGCTGCTGCAACTTCTTCTTTATACGCTAGTTTTTTTCTACGTGTTTCTTTTTCTGTATCAAGTTCCTCATCTACTTGAAATTTATCTTCAATTAAAAAATTAATTTCATCTTGTGATAAATGAGGTTTTGATTGTTTGTAATATTCTTTTAACAAAGTATCATCATCTAGACCTGTATAATCCTTATTTAGTTTTACATAGTCTTCCACAGTTCCCCCAGTTTCATCCATAAATTTTACTAATTTATCTACGTTTTCTGGTAATTCGTATTGTGGTGGTTCGATTTCTTTTACTTCTGGTGTAGTTTTTTCTACTACTTCTTCGATAATCTCTGTGATCGGAGTATCGCTATCTGTTTTGGACACGACTTCCTGCTCACCGGATTGGACCCGTACTTCTCCGTCCACCTCCTTGCTATCTCCGGTTCGTTCGCCCACAGGTATCTCCTCTGTTTTTCGCTCTTGAACGGCATTATCTTCTTTTTTAGTTAAATCCATCTTCACAACATCAGGAGTAATCTCACCTTGTGCTTCTGGTTTAGTGAAATCCATTTTCACTGGTTCATCATTTTTTGCACCTAAATTTTTAGGTTTTTTAGGTTTAGACTTTATTTTAAAGTCACCTTCTTGTTTGACCTCTACGGCCGCTTTTTGTTCTGCCATAATATAATATAATTAAATAATTAATGTTAGATAGGTAGTCCTGGTTCTACAGGTCCCGTCATTTCTTGTTCAAAATTTATAGGTAAAGATTTTGTATTTCTCTGCTCTATCATTTCACTTTGTTGAGTTCCTTGAATTTTTACTCTTTTATCTTTACGATCTTCTATATCTCTTTCTTTTTGTTTTTCAGCTTGCATTTTCATCTGTTCTAATTGAACTTGATAATTAAATTCTTCAGACATTAATTGTCTTTTAATTTCTGCTTCTGTTTGCATTCTTTGAATTTCAAATTGAGACTTACCTTGTTCAATCTGTAATTCTTTTTCTGCCAATGCATTTTGTTTTTGAACTTCTACTTCTGCAGCTTGTTGAGCAGCTTGAGCCTGAGCTTCAGCATTAGCTTGTATTTGCTGCATTTGAATAGCTTGTTCTCTTTCTTGTTTCTTTCTACGTTTTACTTTAAGCATTTGATTTGCTAGCTTAATGTTACGTATGTTTCTAATATCTATAGCATCTTCTAAATCTATACCACCACCAGATAAAGCTATTTGAACGTTTTGTTCTAATGAAGCTTTTTCTTCGTCGTCTGGTTCTAAATTCAAGAAAATTCCAAAATCATGCAGTTGTAATGAAGTTAATTCTCTTAATGTTTCTACATCAAACATTGAAATACTTTGACGCAACGCATTTGAAGTAAGAGGATAATTTAATAAATCTGCTATCTTTTTAGAAATATTTTCACAAACTCTTAATGTTAAGAACAAACTAGCATTGTTAATGTGTTTAGTTGCTATATTAGATTGCTCTGCTGCAATCTTTTGCAACCCTACCAACGTGTCTCTATCAGGTAAACTACCATCTCTAGCTTCACTTAATCCGGTCACATCTCTTATCATTTGTAAATAATAATTATAAGTAGATATAAGAGCTTGTATTTTTGCTTGTCCCGCTGATGATGTTAATTCTTGTACGGGTATTTTACCTCTATTAGGATCTCCATCTTGAGTTAAAGATCTACCTACAACGGAACCTGTTTGAAAATACATATTTAATGCTTCCTGTGGATTATAATTAGTACCATTACCTAAATCTACTTCAGCCAACCCATCCATATCTAAGAATACTCCATCTGGTACCATTCTTGCTAATACTTGTTGTAGTTTTAAATGAGTTATTTGAATCATATCTGCAAATCCTGTAATTCTGCTCACGATAGATTCTATTCTTCCCATGTACATTCTAGGTGCACATATAGCATAATTCATTTCTACTTTAGTAGTATCAGCATAAGGTCTAGACATGTTCTCAGCTAATTTCCATTCTAATAACATATCTGTACCAAGTATTTTAACACCACTATATAGTACTTCTACACTTCTTGATACTCTCTCAAAATTATCATTTACAGGAGGATTAAAAGAATCATCTTTTATAATTGCTTTTTCTAATCCTTGATCTGTATATTTTATTTTATAAACCTGATCACTATAAGTTTTATATTCAAAGTATAAAACTTGTACAGTATTTTCATCATATGCACCACCATATAAGTAATTTCTATTACCCTTAGTTTTTTGTATTTTATCTAATTCTTCATTAGGAATATTAGGAAACTGCTTTCTTAACTCTGGAATAGTTATTGCCTTCACTTCACCTACATAATATATATCTTCAAAATTTGGATCATCTGTGTAAGAATATACTAAATAAGCAGGATCTACATAATCAACTTTTACACCATTAGCTATATTAAATGATGTTTTAACTGCACCAATACCACATGTAACTAAATCATAATTAATTCTACGCTTAATTAAATCCCATTTGTTTTGATCTAAGACTTGATTAATAGCCTCTTCTTCTGCAATCTCTACTCCTTGTTTATAACTAAGTTGCATGTGTAAAGATAATTCATCTGCACTTGCTGGGAGTTGCTCTTCAGGAATACTAGTTCTTTGTAACGATGCTCCAATTTTAGCTTCCATTTGCTTCATTACATCTCTTGCAAACATATCTTCTGCTATAGCTTGAGCATAGTTAGTTCTTTGTTTTAAAGATTCAGGATCTTGTGCAAATGCATTTATATCATATTGTTTATTAGAAATACCATTAGTTAATATATCTACAAATTTAGATATAATAGGAACTGGTTTCCAATCTAAATTGAGATATGATAAATCTCCATTAATAGATAATTCATCTTTATATTTTTGTGTAGGCTGTTCACCTCTTGCATATAATCTTAATCTGTTATAGTTATTCCACGTAGTTAAATACCTATTACCATTAGTTCTACCTTGTGAAAACCACTCATATTCAATAGCTTGAGCAACTTGTTGACCATACTCCCAACTCGCTTTCTCAGCGTCACTAACCACTTGGCTAGGAAATGGTCCACCACCATTGGTAAACATATTTAGTTTATTTTTCATTTAATCTATAATTTTTGATAATTGACCAGTGTTATCATATTTTTTTATACCTAAGTCATATTTTTGACGTATAAAATGTGGAACAGGTCTATATTTATTTTTATTGCAAGCCATTATTGCTAATCCTGAACTAATAGATGCATCATGAGTTGTTCTATTGTTTATATTAAACCTAGACCAATCTTCTAATGTTTTTTGGAAATACATATCTCCATATTCATTATTTTCTTTTAAACCTATATAAGAATCAATATAAGATTCTATAGCTGCTGCATGAGCTTGTTTAACATCTTCACTAGAGTTTGGAATACCTCCAATTTCTTTTTCTGTAATCGACAATTTATTCCAAATTTTATCAGGTCTATTCATAGAATAACCTCTATATCCTCTTCTTTTAAAATAATATAACAATCTAGGTTTGTTATTTTCTGCAAGTATTGGCATACCGTAAAATATACAAGCCATCAACACATCTTCAAAAAATATCTCAGCTGTTTGTGGTCTAGCTATATATTCTAAAAAGAAATGATTAGGTGGAACATCTTCCATAGAAAACTTAGTTAAGCCATGTAAAGCTCCATTTGATCCTCTACCATCTACTGTTCCAGATATATCATAACTATCACATCCAAAAGCACCTAATTCTTCATTACCAGGATATTTACCACCTCTTTTTAATAATATATTATTTTGTAATCTTTGAGGTGGCACCCAACTAACTAAAAATCTACCATTGTTATTAGGAACAAAAGTAACTGTAGTATCTTTAATTCCTCCAGCCCATTGAAAAGATCCTTTGGTTATAACTGAGCTATGTTTAATATCTTGATTCAAATCAATTTGTTGGTAAATCTTTGTTAAGTTGAATAAAGAGTTCTTAGATTCATCTCTAAACGCGTGTTTAGTTGTACGTGGAAACTGTCTATAAAATTCATTTAAAGCATCTTGATCTTCACTTAAACCATCTACTTCATTTTTCCAGTAATCTAAAACTCCGATTCTAATTTTTTGACCATGGGGATCTTCATCTGGCGTGTTGGGTGTGTCGAATACAGGTAAGCCATAAGCATTAATGTATCCTTCGTAATTCCATTCCATAGGTATGAACAAACTATATAATCCTGAGCGAGTCTGTCCATTGGCGTTTCTTTTTGTAACATCGGAATCTTCATATAATTTTTTAAAATTTGCACCTCCTTTATCTAAAGCATTAGATGTAGAACCCATCATACATTTACCTATAATTCTACTACCTAATCGTAAACATGTTTTAGTAACTCGCCAGTTATTTAAAATATTGTTTGGTTTTTCCCATTTACCACTTTCATCATGTACTAATAGTTTTAGTTTTTCACCATCATAACTGTTATCTCCAGTATTTTTCCAATCAATTGTAGTATCTAATCCTTGTATTTCTGCTGCAACTTCACCTGTTACTATCTTTCTTCTAGTAAATTTAGAGGCTGGTACTCTATATGCTAATTCTGTTTTAGGTCGATCCATACCATCTTGAATCGGTTTAAAAAAGAAAGGATAGTTAACTGAAATAGGAACTACCTTATCAGTAAACATTGTTTTAGCATCAGGTCCAGTTTTAGATAATATACCGTATCTTGAGTCACTTGATATTGTAGCTAAATTTACTACTTCACCTGAAGCCATAAATGAAAAACCAGATAATCTTAGACCATTGTAAATACATATAATGAGTTCCGGTTAAATAAGTAACTTTATTGTTATTTTTAAACCAAAAACCATGTTCACGTTTAGTAAATTCCACATCAATGAAATCATACCATTTTTCTTTGAAATCTTCTGGATATTTATCCCATTCAAATACGCTTTTAATTTTACTTAAAACTTTAGGTAGTGGAGTTCTTTCCCATCTTCCAGATTCAAAATTATGAATTTCTTTAGGTGCTTTAGGTAAAGCTATTTTTAATCCTTGAATTTCATATACTTCACCAATCATTCCAGATTTACTAATTACAATAAAATCATGTTCTTCATTGTAACCATATTCCCATTTTTTATGCCTATTATTTCTTTTAAGCGTTTTAGCTTTTACGTAATTAGGTAATATCTTATATAAAGTTTGTTCGTACATTATTTAGACCTCCCTTCTGCAAAACCTTTAAAAGATTTTTCTTTCTTTTCTTCTACTTTAGGTTTATCTTCTAGCAAATTCTTTTCTTCTTCAATTCTATTTAAAATTTCAAAAGCATCAAATATAGCGAGCTTTTTAGTAGCTGCAGCATTTTTTAATCTATCTGCGGAAATATCTGGTCCATAATCTATAATTGGTTCTTTAGCAACTTTGATTAATTCATCTACTGCTACTTGTCCAGCTTGGATTATATTCTTCTTCGTT